CAAGCCATAGGCGACACAGGTTTTAAAGCTAGACCTATTTCTGATACAAGTGGTAGAGGATTGAAGATCAGAAGTAAGAAAAAGTAAGTTTAAAAAATTAAAAATTATTAGTTATGCCAGTAGATGCAGTACCTGGGTTTGACTTGCAACCAAGTTCAGAACAGGTTTTATTACAGACAAACTACATTACCAACTTCGATTTCTTGAATCAGTATCTGCCTGATACATATGAGAAAGAATTTGAAAGATATGGTAATCGTACAGTTGCGTCATTCTTAAGAATGGTAGGCGCTGAAATGCCTTCTAACTCTGACCTTATTAAATGGGCAGAGCAAGGAAGATTACATACAAAGTATGTAGATGTAGTATCAGGGGCAGCAGCAGCTTCTGCTACAGCCACTTTAACAATTAATGATGTGTTAGTACCTGGTTCAGGTAGTATAGCCATCAGAGTAGGACAAACAATTTTATTATCAGATAGCTCAATCGGATCAACAAACAGCAACAAGGCACTTGTTACTGCAGTTGACACGGCTAATGGTACTATTGATGTTGCCTACTATGAAGCAGCAGGGCAGTCAATGGCTGCAGCTGTTCAATGTTCATTATTTATCTATGGTTCTGAATTTCAAAAAGGAGCTATCGGTATGGAAGGACAGTTAGAGGCTGATGACTTCATCTTTGAAAATTCACCAATCATCATTAAAGATCACTATGCAGTTAGTGGTTCAGATATGGCACAGATTGGATGGATTGAAGTAACAACTGAGAACGGAGCTACAGGATTCTTGTGGTATCTAAAATCAGAGCATGAAACAAGACTAAGATTTGAAGATTACTTAGAAACAGCAATGGTGGAAGCAGTTCCAGCAGAAGGTGGTTCAGGTGTTGCAGCAATTGCAGCAGGAGTAGCTTCAGGTGTTGGTAACAAAGGTTCTGAAGGACTGTTTTATGTGATTGAAGATAGAGGAAATGTTTGGAGTGGTGGTAACCCTACTACTTTAGCAGACTTTGATGCAATTATTCAAAGACTTGACAAGCAAGGTTCTATTGAAGAGAATGTTCTATTTGTAAATAGAGAGTTTGGATTTGACATTGACGATATGTTAGCTGCTCAAAATTCATATGGTAATCCTGGTGGAACATCATATGGTCTTTTTGACAATGACGAGGAAATGGCCCTAAACTTAGGATTCTCTGGATTCCGTAGAGGATATGACTTCTATAAAAGTGACTGGAAGTATCTTAACGATCCAACAATGAGAGGTGATATAGTTGGTGGAGCAATCAATGGTATTTTAGTACCAGCAGGCTCAACTACTGTATACGATCAAGTTCTTGGTAAAAACGCTAAGAGACCTTTCCTTCATGTTAGATATAGAGCTAGTGAGACTGAAGACAGGAGATACAAAACTTGGATTACAGGTTCTGCTGGAGGAGCTGCTACATCGTCATTAGATGCGATGGAAGTTAACTTCTTATCAGAAAGAGCTTTATGTACTCTAGGTGCTAACAACTTCTTCATCTTTACTAACTAAGAAGTAGGATTATAATATCGGGGGTAGATGCCCTGCACTCTACCCCTAGATATTTTTTAAAATATTAAATTAAATCAAATGAAAAAAAGTAAAAAGACATTCGTAGACAAAGTCTACAAATTAACCAAAGACAAAGCTCCTTTGAGCTACACAATACCTTCTCGACATACTAAGAGAAAATCACTATTATATTTTGACGAAAAAACAGGGATTAATAGAGCAATTCGTTATGCTAAAAATCAAAAAAGTATTTTTGAAGAAGAGCAAGATGGAAATGTAATATTAGAACCTATTATTTTTGAAGATGGATTTTTAAGAGTTCCAAAACAAAATCAGATACTTCAAGAGTTTCTTGCTTATCACCCAGCAAACGGAAAAGAGTTTGTTGAAGTAGATAAAGAACAAGATGCTGCATCTGAAGTTGATGTGTTGGATTTGGCGCTTGAAGCTCAAGTTCTTGCTAAAGATTTAGACATTGAAATGCTGGAAACGATAGCAAGAGTAGTTATTGGATTAAATATTGATAAAATGACTTCATCAGAACTAAAAAGAGATGTAAGATTATTTGCCAAAAGATATCCAGGAGAGTTTATGGAATCTATCAACGATCCTTTATTGTCATTACAGAATAAGTGTTCCAAATTCTTTAGCGAAGGACTTTTAGTTTTGAAAAACAAAAAAGATGTTTATTACAATTTAAAAGGTAATAAAAACAAACTACTAACAGTTCCTTATGGTGAAGATCCTTTATTTATTTTAGCATCCTTCTTGCAAAGCGATGAAGGCCTAGAAGTATTAAGGATATTGGAATCAAAATTAGATTAGTCAGGAGGGCCTCAAAAAAAAGAGGCCTTCTTTTTTTTCTTATCTTTGTAGAAAGAAAAATGACGGATGACATCACTAATAAACACAGTCAGAGCTACAGTTCTTTCAGTTGCAAATAAGAATAATTTTGGATATATAACGCCAAATGATTTTAACTTATATGCAAAGCAAGCGCAGTTAGATATATTTGAAGATTATTTTTATCAATATAATGCCTGGAACATAAAGCAAACAGTACGACAATCAGGTACAGGTTATGCCGATATTGTAAAAGGATTAGAAGAAGTAATAGACAGCTTTTCAAGTACAAAAGCTTTAATTTCCAAAGGTTATTCTAATTTTGATTTGCCTGAGGATTATTATTTAATTAATAAAATTAATTTTTATAATACTACGCAAACATCAGGACAGACCACTAACTTTGCTACTGATAAACTACTTGATAACAATGCATTATTTACAGCAACCGTTCAGGTTGGTAATTTAGTAAGTAATTTAGTTACTGGAAAAACAGCTTTTGTTTCTGAAATAGTAAGCGATACTGAACTAACTTTGACTGATGATGTTTTTGAGGCACAAGGTTTACAATACTCAATAGTTAGCACATCTTTCAATACAATAAAAGAAATAGAAAGAGTTTCACAGAATAAAGTATTTTATTTACAAAATACTCCACTTGCAGCTCCGTCAAATACTTATCCAGCTTATGTGCTGGGTGGCGCAAACGAAACAACATATGGAAATACAATTACAGTATATCCAAATGATATAGACACAGCAGGCCAGGTAATTACACAATACATAAGATATCCAAAGAATCCAAACTGGACTTATGCACAACTACCAGGTGGCGAGCCATCTTTTGATGAAAGCGCATCAGATTATCAAGATTTTGAATTGCCTATTTCAGATGAAACAAATTTGATAAATAAAATATTACAATACGCAGGTGTCTCAATAAGAGATGCTTCTGTAGCGCAATTTGGTAAAGCAGAAGAAGTTGAAGCTAATAAACAAGAAGGACAATAATTATGGCATTTTTAAACGATTATCAATATTATGAAAATAACGGAAACCCACCTCAAAATGAGAACTGGGGATCTTACCAGTATATGTCACTTGAAGATATAGTCAATACTTTTATGACAATGTATGTTGGAAACGACAAATTAATAAATAATGTCGAAAGATATAATGTTTTATTTCATGCTAAGAGAGCAATTCAAGAATTAAATTATGATTCTTTAAAAGAAATTAAAATATTAGAATTAGAAGTTGGCGATACATTAAGATATATACTTCCTTCTGATTATGTAAACTGGGTTAGAATATCTATGTATAAAGATGGATGTTTATATCCTTTAACAGAAAACATACAAACAAACTGGGCAAACGCATATTTGCAAGACAATAAAGCAAATATTTTATTTGACCAAAATGGAAATATCCTTACACCCTCCACTTCAACGATTGATATGCAAAGAATACTAGGGGGTAAAAAAAGTATATATTTAAACGATATCAGCCCTTATAACGGACAGGAAGGATATTTTTACAATGGATTGTGGTATTTTGAATATCCTATTGGGGGTAGATATGGTTTGAATACAGAAACAGCCAATCAAAACCCTACTTTTAAAATAAACAAGCAGGGAGGGGTTATAAACTTTAGCTCACACATGGCAAATAGATTGTGTGTATTAGAATATGTTTCTGATGGTATGGAACAGGGAGATACATCACAAATTAGTGTAAATAAATTATTTGAAGAGTTTGTCTATTCGTATATAAAATATGTAATATTAAATAGCAAAGCTGGAGTTCAAGAATTTATTATTAATAGAGCAAGAAAAGAAAAAGCTGCTTTATTAAGAAATGCCAAATTAAGATTAAGTAACATTCACCCTGGTCGATTATTAATGAATCTAAGAGGGCAAGCAAAATGGATAAAATAATATGCCTAAGGTTCAAAAGAATTTCATAAAAGGTCGCATGAACAAAAGTGTTGATGAGCGTCTTGTTCCACAAGGCGAATACATTGATGCATTAAATGTTCGTTTAGGTTCTACAGAGGGAACAGAAATAGGAGCCGTAGAAAACTCAAAAGGAAACGAGCTCTTAGTACAATTAACCTTTTTAGATCAAGCTTTAAGTTCTGAAGCAAAGTGCATAGGTGCATATGAAGACGGTGCAAACGAAACTATTTACTGGTTTGTTCATGATAAAAACAACCCAAACTCATCAACTGGTAAAGTTGATTTATTAGTTTCATACAACACTCGAACATTTGTTTTGTTTTATCACTTAAT